GCAGCCTGGACAGCCAACGCCTGAGCGCACGCCTGCGCCAGTATGTCTTTCTTCCAGCCGTCGAGCTTGCTGTTCTTTGCAGTGTTAACTACCACGGTTCGCTCTGCGGCTAGCGCGTACTATGCGCCGGCGAATCTTCGCCTCTTTCTGAACAAGCTCTTTGTCTCGCGGAATCCAGCCGCCAGCGTGCTTGCCTTTTTGAATGCCGGCGCGCAGGGACAACATGAACCGGAGCAGCGCGGCGCTGAGAATCCTCTGCCGTCTTGGCGGTACACTTTCTGTTACCATAATGGCCCCTCGTCAGGATGAGTGTGTGGGCTGTCGTTACGTGGTGCAGCAACAGCATGTGGGTATAGCTCTGCGAACACGCGCAGGAACTCGACGGCAGCAACGGACTGCAGGCCATCTGTGTCGGACGGATTTGGGAACTGCTCTCCGATTGCCCTGACTATCTCCACGTCTTTCGACAGCGGAGCCGCAATGTGCGCCATGATGGCTGGAGGTCCATACAGGAAAGCTTCTGCACGTAACGCGGCCTCATCCGCAAAGCCGATTGCGAGTCGTTCAAAGCCAGTGACATAGCGCACACCCAAGGCTGTGTACAGTCGGGCGTCAATGAACTCCTGCTGTTCCTTCATGTACGCCGGCTTGAAGAACGCAGGCACATCTGAAGTGACAGACTCGTGTGCGTCGTGCATGAGGCAATGGAACTGCACGATCTTGTTCAGGCCGATGCGCTCAGCGATCTGCGCACACACAAGGGAATGCAGCAGAACAGTCCACCAGCGCGTTGTATGTCCGCCGAAGCGAGCAGCACGACCGAGGCCGAGCACAATGTCTGTGAGACTCGGGACACCAGAGAACGATCCACCGAACTTATCGGTAGGCTCGATCCTAACTCCGCTGTATGTTACCATGTCAGTACGGCCTTCCAGATAAATCGGTAAGGAACGCTCGGTCATCCACAGCGGCGCGATACGCCTGACTGTCTGGTCCGTGTGCGTAGTAGTGCAGGAACGTGAGCCCGCACAGCGCGTGCGCCAGGTGTGGCAGCCCGCTCTCAGGGTCAATCTCATCGCCTATCTCAAATGACATGAGATGCCGTTTCACCCCCGCGGCTATCTCGCTCCAGGCAATGCCCTTCATCCAGTTGTGCGCTGCATACTTCTTTGCCCCAAAGCCAAGCACCTGTGCAACGGCTTGTATCATCTGTGGTGGCACGAGGTCTACACGAAGTTTGCTGCCATCGAGTGCCACCTTAGATCCATCGCCTGTTACTTTTTCGGCCGCCATCCTATCACCTTCTTGGTTTCATAGTTGTAGTCCGTGTAGCGACAGATGCGTGCTACCCGAGCGTTCTGTAGTGCAACCTCTTCCGAGAGGCCGGCGCTCGCGTAGGCGCTCACGATGATCTCCCACTGCGTACCATCACGCCCCGGTTCCCACCGTTCTTCCTGCTCTCCCCTTCGGGGTCCGCGTGAGATAGTCACTACCTCGCGCTCCAACACCTTGCCACCTTCCAGCAGAGCCGCTGCCTTCACTGCGCCGATACCGGGGCAGCCAGGGTAGCCATCCGTCACGTCACCTGTCAGCGTTTGTAACAGGTGGTAATGGTCTGCATCGGCTACTGTGATCTCTTCGATGCAGTCGGTGTATGCTATGCCTTCCTCAGCCATACGCTTCCGCGCGTGTCTGTCGTTCAGCAACTTTCCTGGGATGGTGTGGAAGTCCTTGTCGATGGACACGATGATCTTCTCACCTTCGACTAGGTTGGGGTGTGTGGACAAGATGCCGAGCACGTCGTCACCCTCCAGACCGGGACGTTGGAACGTGGTGTACTTCTCTTCGATGTACTCGCGCATAGCGCTGTACACCACAGGCTTCCGCTTGCCCGTGCGGTTGGACTTGTAGCTCGGCATGATACGCTTGCGGAAATTGTCAGGGTCCGTCAGGGCAATGATGATCTTGTCCGCCTGGATACCTTCGACAACTTCGTGGACCATGTTGTCAAACTGTGCGGCAGCCGCGGCGAAGTCTGCGTGCAGAGTCCACAGCCATATATCCCACTGACACTCATACTCGTTGGCGCTGGACGCGGCGAAGTTGTATATGTCGCCGTCGATAAGTGCGGTGCGGGTCATAGTCCAGCCAAGCGCATGTGTGCCACGTCCAGTTGTTCCTTAAGGTTCTGACAGAGTGCTTGGTATAAAGAGGCAATACTGAACTCCCTCTTGTACATACTCTCAGACTCTTTCAGCTTCCCCTCAAGGATACGCACGTCCGTCTCGTGTGCATCCCGCATCATTTCAGCGTCGATACGTAAATATCGCTCGGAGTTGTAAGCCTGTCTCCACCGGATAATTTCAAGAGCTGCTTCGGCAAGTTTCACATCCAGCGCGTGTGTCTCACGAGCAAAGGCTTCTCCTTGATCGACGTAGCGTCGCTTCCACCCTTCAAGGGTATCAGTGCTGAGCATATTATCGTGGCCCCAACTTCGGATAAGGCGACTCGTCGACGGGGTTTGGTATTTGCATCCACCCACCGTATTCAAAATCGCCATCCTCCATAGCGCGCATCCATGCTGTACCATCAGCACAGACGATGTACTCTGCACGGTAATTATCATCATCTGCGGGAACAACTTGAAGCGAAACTATCAGTCTATTCCTTGCCATACATCTCTCCTTTTGTATAAATGAATAGTGGCCCGAGGTTATCCCCGAGCCGCTAGTATTTTTCTCAACCACTCATCGCACGCTTCACAGAAGTATCGAAGCGTGCTTGTGTTCAGTCCGCCGCACCAACAGCACTTACACGGAGTATCAGGCATGATAGACTTCACCGCGGAACACTGTCATGCCATTGGCGATATAGACAGGTTCAACCTGCACTGCTCCTGTAGCCGGCTCGAATGTCAACACGACGCAGCCGTTCTGCCAGTTGGGATCTTGTGTGTATTCTGCATCGAGCGAGCAGGTACAGCCGGTCTCTACCCAGACGTGCGACCCGTTCAGGTCTTTGCGGTAGAACGCGCCCAGCCTGTGCGTGTGCCCGGACGCTCCACTCTTGCCGTACTTGCTGAACTCCCCGTTCGCCGTATAGCAGGAGTTAGCACGCACGACTGTCCCGTGCTTCACCAGGAAGCGAGGCAGTAGCATGTGTTTGGTCTGCTCGGCATACGGAATGAACTCGATGTGCATAGCGTCGAGACCGAGCAGCGCCGGCCACGTCAACGCCTTCTTAAAGGCTGTGAGCTTGGCGAGTTGTGCGGCTGGGCCTTCCATGTTCCACAACGCCCTACGCAAACGGTCCTCGTGATTCCCTTCCAGCAGCACGAAGCGGCTGTTAGGGCTGAGCTTGCGAGCCTGCGCAAGATGCTGACGCGCCATGTCGATCTCATCTTGTAGAGTGTCCTTCCGGTTCGGGTCTTTGTCGAACCTGGAGATCCAATAGGCGTCACAGATGTCCCCCATGTGAACCATGACAGTCGGCTGGAGCCGCTTCAGGATACTGAAGATGACCGCAATGGTTGGATCGTCCTGGTGAGGGAAGTGTGTGTCGCCCCACAGCAGGGCGGTAATAAGCTTCTGCCGGCGCGGTACAATCGGTGTGCGGAACGTCACAGAAAGTGGACGTACCGGCATATCAAGTATCCCACACGAGGGGACAGGTGGTTCTAAGTAAGGGCTATCGTTGGACAAGTGCTTATCCTAGTTAGTGTACATCGGCCCAAGTGGCGCCGAGTTGCGCTTCGCCTGTCAGCGGGACTTTGAAATCGAACTTCGGTCCCATTGCTTTGATGCTCTCCACTGCGATCTCTTTGGATTGTTCCCCGATTGCGGGACGCACCGCGGACTCGATCTCGTCGTGAACCCAGAGCAGAGCAGCCCAGTGGCCTCCCCACCCCTGCGGTCCAAACTCCTGTACCATGCGGCTATTGTACCGCACAATCCAGTTCTTACAGATGATCGCACCTGTGCCTTGCAGCAACGTGTTGAGTGCAGAGTGGTCACTGCGCGTGAACGCTTTCCGTCCGTCAATGAGCTTGACGAAACCGTGCTCTTTGGCCTTAGCCTTAACAGCATCCACCAGCATACGCATAGCGGGTAGACCCTTCAGGAACCGAGCGCGGAACTTTGCACCGAGCGCCTTCTGCTCAGCCTCAGTTCCAACAGGGAGCATGATGCTTCCTAGTTTGGTATCACCTGCGCCGTACAGCCACGCATAGATCCATGTTTTAGCGATGTCGCGTCCTTCCTTACCAGACAGACCGAGTGCATCACGATTGCTGGAATGGACATCCCCGTTCACTACGATGTCTGCGTACAGTCCACCGTCGTAGCGTGATAAGTAATGCGCCAAGCACCGCAACTCTAAGCCGCTAGCGTCGGCGCCCATCATTAGCCACCCTGCAGGAACGGTGAACAGTCCGCGGCACTCTGGCCCGTATTGTTTTGTCACCTTGGGAACCTGCCCCAGATTTGGGTGGCTGTGTGAAGCTCTGTGGGTGATGCAACCAAGTTGATTGATGCTCCCGTGTACGTGGTGCATCCGTGTAAGTGCCCCTCCCTCTGCACCATCCTTAGTAGCACAGCGAAGCCACCCCTCTTTCCCCTCAGATAGCTGCCCTAACATCTTGTCAGCCTGGAGGTATTCAATGATCTTCGCACACGGAGGATAGGGAAGTCCTGCTAGCGTGTCCTCGTCCACCTGCGGCTTTCCGCTTCCCGTGAAAACGGTGGGAGCCCAGCCATACAGCTTCATCAGCCTGTTGGCAATGTGATCGCGTGATGTCGGGTTGTAATCGACAAGCTTAACCTTGCTGACGGTAACACCAGCAGTGTATCCCATACGCTTGTTGTCTTTCATGGGAGTGAACTCACCAGCAGGTACGATCCAGCTTCCGAACTCTTGCTGCAGTTCTGCCCCAAGCTCGTCACGCCGTGCGGCCAGCTTCCCACAGAGAGCAACAGCCTTGTCCATATCAAATGGGACGCCGTTGCGCTTCTGCTGGGCTAAGTACCACGCAAGCTCGTGCTCGGTTTCAACAGCTCCACCGGGGGGAGCCGCACGGCGAATGGCCGCTACGAGAGCTGCTGTAACGTTGGTGTCCTGTATGCAGTAGGCTTGCATCTCAGGTGTCCATACGCTCCAGTCGGTTGTCTCTCCGAAGTCCCCCTTGAAGATGCCCAGGCGATAGCCCCAAGCAGCAAGAGAGTGGCGGCCAATGTACTTGGCTGGCAGTCGCCCGCGGCGCACCCTGTCATAGTCAGTGTCAGCAATGTTGCCCCAACACATACGCGCCATGAGCAGCGTATCACGAAAGACCGAAGTAGCCACGTCCCAACCATTGTACACCTTCCGCAGAGCGGGGTAGTCGAACTCGATAATGTTGTGACCGTAGATACGGGCAGCGGCTTCGAGCTGTTCCAGTCCGCTGCTGATAGGGGGGTTGCCTGGCTGCGCAGAGCAGGACAACACTGTGGGTGTGTCGAGATCGCGCAGCACAAGGCAGTGAATTTTTGTTAGCTGCTCAACGAACCCGTCAGACTCAAGGTCCGCTACGACGTTTCGCATGACGGGTTTGTTAGGCATCTACTTCCCTCGGTGAACGATGATGTTCTTCGACGGCGTGAGTCCGGTAGGAACCGGCTCAGAAACAACTGCAGCGGGCGCGGCAGCTTCCTTCTCTGCAGCAGCAAGTGTGGCCGCAAGTTTCGCCTCAGCATCAACGATGGCCGCAGCCTGCTGTGCCTTTAGTCCTTCCATAGTGGCCTCGAAATTATCCACCACAGTTTTAGAAGCTTGATCCATTTGAATCCTCGTTAGTGTTTGTGAACTCATCGCCAGAAGTAGCTCCAGGCTCCGATGCGTTCTTCTCGTACAGCAAGCCGGTATCAGGGTCGTACCCGAGAAAGAAGATCTGTCCTGTCCCGCGTCCCGTCGTGCGCTCTTTCAAGATTCGCACGGTCGTTGTCTGCTGCTCAGTGCGGTCCTCGCTCTGCTGATTGCGCTCTAGCCCGATCATATCGGTAGACCACTGCTGGATGCTTCGGCTGCCTTTGAAGTGCTTCGACATGACACGCCCACCTTCCTCGTGGGACTTTCCCTCGGGGGTTGTCAGGTGGGATACAAAGAAAATCGTAATAGGCAACGCCTTAACCAGCGCTCCCATCTCTGACGTGATGACTTCCAGTGCGTGCTTCTCATCGTCCTGCCATGCAGCAAGCGCAGTCAGATGGTCGATGAAGAAATACTGGACACCCTCGGCGTGGTGCAGGTACTCGATCTTCTCTTTGATCGGTTCCCACTCATTGTTACCGAAGTTGTCATATAGCCACACCTTGCCGCCTTTCATCAGTGAGGCCCACGCAGTGTCTATGTCCGCCACAGTCCAGCCGGCGTCCGGTACGTGGAACGTCTTGCCAGCCAGCTTGCCGGCAATGCGTCGGGCTACTTCGTCGATCGGTGTCTCCAGGTAGAACACGCCACACGACTGCTTGTGCTCAGTCGCAAGGTGCATGATGGTCTGCGTGAAGAAGTCTGTCTTACCCGAGCCTACGCCGGCGCCCAGGCCGACGAGCTGACCTATACGAATACCGTAGAACAGCTTTGTCAGCGACTCCCACGGGTACGACAGGCCCATCTCAGGCGGTTGCTTCACACGGTCCTTCAGTGTCTCCATGTCCACAATGCCTTCAGGACGGTATGGAGCCGCCTTCCACATGGCGTCTATTAGCTCCGACACCTTGCCGGCCTTCAGCATGTCGTTAGCATCCTTCAGGGGCAAGTCGCAGATGTGAGCACGCCTGCCAATGATCGAAGCCGCTATCGTAGCTGCCTCTCTCCCCGGTGCGTCCATGTCGAACATGAAGTTGACACGCTCAAACCCCATGAAGTAGTCGCGGTGTTGTGCGATGTACTTGCGGATTTGTGGTCCAGCGCCACAGGAAATTGAGACTACCGGCCATTTATTGCCTTGTACCTGGCTCATGGTCAGCGCGTCTATCTCCCCTTCGCACACAGTCAGCATCTTCCCCGATTTCTGGAAAGCGTGTGCTCCGAACGGAAGTGCCTTGCTCTGGTCGCCCAGCCAAAGGAACGTCTTGTCCGGCTTGCGTAGCTTCTGCGCTACGAGCTGGCCGTCTGCGTCATAGTAGGGGGCAATCTGCACACCGTGGTTCTTGTACTTCCCCTTCTGGTATCCGAAGTGTTCACAGGTCTCCTTGGTAATTCCGCGTGACAGCAGTGTGACTGACTCGCCTTCGATAAGGCCGAGCGTCTTCCTACGTGAGACAGTGACGGCGGAGTCACCAGTACCATGCCGATGTTCACCGCAGCCAAAGCAGTGTTCTCCGCCGTCTGAGTAGATCGTGTTGTTGTCCTTGGAACCGCACTTCTCACAAGGAGCATGGCGGACAAAGGTGGCCTCGCTCATGTGAGCAGGACGAACTCAACATTCTCATCGAGCTTCCGTGTCCGGGCAAAGACACCAATACCGTTCGTGCTGCCGTCGTCGTTCGTGTTGCCTTCGATGGTCTTGACAACCTCGTTAGAGTCAACGGATGACGTACAAAGAAACGTGTGATGTGCCAGGCCTGTAGTCGGGTCAATGAGGTAGCCGATAGCGCCTCTCACAGGGTTGGTAATAGACCGCCCCTCAGCCTGCGCCTCAGCAAGCACGTCGTGACACGAGCCGCTACGCCGGAGAGGAATAGCATTCCCCACAATCGCGGTCAGGAGCCATACGATGAAATCGCAGCACCAGCTAGCGCCTGGACCGTTACCAGCAGAGCGCTGATACGCTTCGATCATCGGCCCGGTATTAGGACCGTCATGTCGGACGCCCACCTGGGACGTTGCGAGTTGGACCAGTGCGTCAACCTGCCTGGGTGTCAGTTTTACCATTGTACCACTCCTGGGGAATAGATTTGTCAGCGTACTGGAAGCCGTTCTTCTCGCACCACATCGCGTAGGTGGTCTTGCTTCCCTTATTGATCGGTGTTGAACTCCGCTGGAACACAAAGCGTATGTCCAGGTGTGGATTACCTTCACGTACAAGCAGGTGCTTCTTTCGATCTGCCGATGTGAACAGGCCCTTGGTCTCGACGATGATGTCCGTGCTGCACAGCAGGAAGTCCGGGGTGTACTTGTGCTTCTGCTCTGGAGTCACGTAGGCAACTACCAGTTCCTCGTACCGGAACTTGACACCAGCAGCGGCAAGCTCTGTAGAGACCCGTGACTCCAGACCCGAACGGTACGACTTAGCAGATGTCCGGTAAAACCGAACTCTCCCGCGACTCACCGGAAGCCTTCTTCGACCAGCTCATTGAGCAGACAGACCCAGCAGTCGCCCTCGCACGCTGTTGCGCTCTTGACTCCCCAGCTCTCTTCTAGCAGTGCCGCGGCTTGGTCCCGCGTCAGAATCTCAGGAGCAAAGCGACTCCCACGAATTAGCTCAATCATAGGGACGCCACGCTTCACTACCACTTCAACCGAAGCGCCGTCCGAATTGGTACGGCGTTTGTCTTTGTTGGGCATCAGTCGTTCCGAAGCATTGGAATGTCATGGTCAATTAGAACGTCATTGACCTTATCCCACAGACCGTAGTTGTCTGAGGTATCCTCGTCCGGCCCCGCGTCGTCATGGTAGAGACCTTTTTCAATCTGCTGAAGCTCCTTTTCGGAAACTTCCAGAGTGAACAAGCGGCTTGGTGCGCATGTAAGTTTCATGTTAGAACTCGTCGTTGGGGAGGGTTTCACTTGCTTCAGGCTCATCGCCTGGCTCGCGCTCGGCTTCTGCGCCGAACCCAGCAGCCTGTGCTTCGCTGCTAGCCTCGTAGCCGTCCTCTTCACCGAAGCCGTAGCCTTCAGCACTACGCCCGCTGAACTCAACCAGCTTGATGATCTGCACCGCGTGTAAACGCAGTGACGTACCAGCGCCGAGCAGGGGTTGATAGAAGCCCTGTGGCTCGAACGACACCTTCATCATCGTGCCGCTGCCGATGTTGATGTTCCCAACAATCGGGGTTCCTTTGGCATCGAACAGGCCAACCTTGGCAGTGAACGGCGTGCCGTCTTTCTTCTTGCCAGAAGCGTTGCACTTGAAGGAGAACGTGATAGTCCCGTCCTCTTCCTCGACGTATGGTTTGTCGTCGCACATGACCAGCTTCGGTGGCTTCTTGCCCTTCTCCACCTTCTTGCCGGCGTGCTCTGCCTTGGCTTCAGCCAACGCCGTCACGGCGAGACTGTCGATCTCGTTCTTGATTTCGGTCGCACGCTCGCTAGCGGGACAGTTCAGCTTGACGTGAAACGTGCCATTAGCGTTGAACTTGATGTCCGGCGTAACCAGTTGTGGGTAGATCGCCGTGCCTGCGGGTGTAACCTGGAGTTTCTTTGCCATTGTGTGAATGATTTGGGTAGGTGTGTGAAGGTTCTTGGCAGAACTAGTGGCCGAAGAACACGCGGCGCACGACGTATGCGGCTAGACCAATAACGGTGAGCCATACGCCCAGCCAAATGAGGACAGCAAGGCAGCCCGCTGTGATGAGTGCGGCTGCTTCGGTAAATAGGTTTCCCATGTTGTACTAGCTCCTAAGAACGTGTTTGAAGATGTAGGCCGCGATAATCGTCTCTGTGAGCCAGAGAATCGCCTTCGGCAGCACAACTCCGCACCCCGCGCGCAGGGCTTCCCAGCCATGAACCACGCGCGAGGGTCGGGACTTCCGGGGAACGTGAGGACTCACAGAGCGCCTTCCACCTTGGCAACTTCGGTCTTCACTTCAGCAACCGCGCCGGTGGCGTCTGCTACAGCGGCGGGTTCCAGAGCCTTGACGCGAACATCAACCTTTGCAACAGCCGAGGAAACACGGGACTCGGCCGCGTTGATCCATGTTCCTAGCCGGCGGACATCCTGAGCCGCGAAACTGTGAACCAGGTGGATCTCATCAGTGATATACTGTTTGATCTCCTTGTGCCGTTCGATTACGAACAGGATGACGAGGACGAGCAGGACCAGCAATAGTGTTGTGAGCATGTTTGTAAATCTCCTTTTGGTTAGTTGGGGCGGTTGATTGCACGGATGAGCGCCTTCAGGTCCACGTTCTCTACTTCTTGTGTCAGCAAGACACGTTCGTCCTTTACGAACTCCCGGCGTGTTACATAGCCGTACTCGGGTTTGTCATCGCCCTCTTCGCCTTCGACCTTATCGCGGAGCTTGACCCATTTCTCTACGTCGCGGGTCTCGGAATTGATCTCCTTAACTTCGATGCGGAACATTTTTGTGAATCTCCTTTTGTGTGTTGTGTGTATTCTCTGGCAGGCCCTAATTACTCAGGGAGCCGGAGCAGTGGTACAAGCAAGGACTCCAGCGCGAAGACAGACTCCCCTGTCTTATGCTGTTTTATCAGCCGATAACTGTGGACAGGCCGCTCAGGTAGGTATCCCTTATCCCCCGTAGCCAGCGGTCCTCCAGAGAGTGCTCTGAAGAACAGGCCGCCCACGCCTACGTCCACCGTCTCGCCATCCATACAACCGCCGATACACTTCACAAGGATGTGACCGACGAGCAGCTTCGTCTTCTTGCCCCACTCCTGCGGGGGCAGGTAGTAGTTATCGTTTCCCTCGGGCTCGATTGTCACGGTGTGTTCCTATGAGAAGAAGAAGGTGGACAGCAAGACCTGCTCGATGTCGAGTGATCCGATCGGTGGTGGCTTCGGTACGCGCGATACGTCTTCGGCCTGTGCCTGCCACTGTGCGTACAGGTTGCCGATAACGTCTACCTCATCGCTGTACAGCTTCACAAACGCCATGCGCGTGCAGTCAGCCAGCAGCCCAACATCAGCGGCGAGCGTTCCATACGAGTCATGGACGAAGGCGAAATGGCCGATCCCCTCACTACATGCGAGGTCAACCGTCAGCATCAACGCGGCTGCGTCGAGACTGTGTACAACGTTTGGTGCTACAGCGTTGCGCTGCTTCGCCGGCAGAACTTCATTAGTCGGTACATAGTATTCCGGCTTGATTGTGTGTCCGGCCAGGATAGTGCGTACCTGCTTTTTCGTACATGCGAAGTAGGGCTGCCGTACTGGAAACCCTGTAGCGGGAACGCGCCACTCGACGGCCTTGTTCCCCTTGGTGATCTCCCGCGTGCATTGCTGCAACCACGCCATGCCCTTCCCTGCTGCTGTGACTGTCTCTGAGATCGAGTCGTGTATCAGCCCTGCCAGGAGAGAACACGCAATGGTCACGAGCTGCTTCCCTTCAGCGTCCGTGAATGTCTCACGAATCGCCTGCCAGTCCTTGTGCTGCTTCATGTATTCGACGAGCTGATCGCGGAAGCCATACTTCTTGCTCCCGTAGCCAAACGTCATTACTGGACGCTTGGTCAGCTTGCGTGTAATGAGACCGCTACTAAGCCACAGTGCAGCGAGTGAATCGCCGGCGGCCAGCAGTTCCAGCTTGCCGAGCACAGTATCAGCAACGCGCTGGTAGATGTCTTGGGGCAAGTCCGTAGGCAGCAAGTTGACTGCACTACCCCCAACTTCATCGCGAAACATGGCGCTGAAGTGCTGGAGCCCGTTACACGTTCCATCCTGACTAACAGGCAGGGTTGAAATGAAGTCTTCGGCACTCCTTTTAGCGCACCACTTCTTGTACGCTGCCCACTCGCAGCAGAATGCAAAGAACTGTAGCGGCTTGTCTGCAGTGGCCCACCAGTTGTGCGTCAGCGGGTCCAATGCTGCGTCTCCGATCTCCTGTGTATGGTCCTCGACCCAGCGCGCGCGTTCATCGAGCGACTGGTGACTAAGCTTCTGCCCTTCCGCAGTTGTGCCTAGACAGTTCGCACCATGTACCGCGAGGTAGTGCGCGCCATCCCTGCCCAGTGGCTTTCCCTCAGCGAATGAGAGCAGCCCTTTCGACAAGTCGTGACCCTGTGGGCTCAGGTGCGAGCAGATAGGGTATATTCGACCGCGGAAATCGCAGTTGTGTGGGAAGAAAATCGCCGCGTCGAACTCGAACGCCTCGGCAACTTGCAACGTCTGCGCGTAGGTCACAGCCTTGACCATGCGCGCGTGGTTGCGCTCGTGAACCATGTGCTTCGCCTTCCGGTGTGCTTTGCGGACTGTCTCATCCGTGTCTACGTTCGTCGGCGCGACTGGAAACGCCTCGGGCTGTGATGCTGGAACGCCCCCGAGCGCGCGTCCTGTCGTCTGAACTGTGCGGACAAGGTTCAGCACGTCGCCGTTAATCCGCCACGGCGTATCCTGTAGCGCGTTGACAGCCGCGAACACTAGCGGCATATCAGCCTGCTCTAACGACTTCTGTTGCTGCCTGTCCCAGCCACGCGCGACAGAGTGCCGTCCGCGGAGTGCGAAACGATAGCCGCCCTTGTTATGTCCGCTCTCCCATGGCAACGGTGGAACGACCATAGGCGGGTGAAGCGGTGTCAGGAGTGCCAGCACGCCGTTGCGCTTGGTCAGCCATTCTAGCGTCTCAGGCGTCGGCGCTACGTACAGCTCTTGCCTGATCTTGGACGGACGGTTCAGCGTCTTCTTGACGGTACGCTTGCTGACCAGCGTGACTAGCCCGGTCGTCTCGACCAGGATGTCGAGCAGCTTGATCCCGACCAACAGCTTGATACTCGGCGACATCTCCAAGTCCGACACGTCCACGTTAGCGTGTCCCAGCGTTGCCGTCATCGACCGCGCCATGTGCGAGTAGTTGGACGTGGTGAAACTGTTCATGCGATAGTCGAACAGCCCCGGCGCCTGTTCCTTGAACCGCCGAAAACGCAGCTCGTCCACGAAGAACGATGCGATCATGTTGGCACAGTCCCGCACTACTAGCTTGTGGGACAGCGTGTTCAGCACGACTTTGACGGTCAGATACGCGGCTACGTCTGGTCCAAGGCGTTCACACCACGCTAGCGCGCCATGCTTCGGCCCGCGCGTCGTAGTGGCACCGTCGATCAGCGCTTGGATACCGGCCTCGACTTTGCTGACTGCTTCACTCAGCAGTTTCTTGCTAGCGCCGACATTCGCCGCGGTTCCGTTCTTGTCCGCCGCAGCTAGGCGACGTTGGAACAAGAGCACGCCATCTGCTACCGCTTGGCTTTCCAGTGCCCTCTGTCTCTCGATAAGATTGACAAAACGTTCGTCATTAAATAGTTCGGTCATAGATGCAGCTCGGCTGGAGGGTGTGTTGTGGACTTCTTTTTTTGAGTGCGGGGAGACGCTTGGTGTGCGTGTGTCTTGTAGCAGGCCCTAATTCCGCAACCGCCCTAGCTTGTCCCTTCCCCTCGGGTGCTCCATGCCGTCCAACTTGCTGCTGTCTGCTGTCTATCTACCTATTATCTAGCTGTATCTACTGGGTACTAGCTGTGTCAGCGCTATGGTAGCGTTGTACGGGGTCTGTCTGTTTCCAATAACGACACACTTCCTGATCCTGCCTGCACTCTGGCGTGTCAGCTACAGTTCTCTTGCTATGCTTCCGCCATGAACAGGCAGTAACAGGAAGGAGACTTGCAGATTTGACTACGAGTTTTACAGATGGTGGTAAAAACAGCTCTGAAATAGCGTGCTGTCCCGAGAGGCAGGCCCTAATTCATTTGTGATCTTCTATGGGACCACAAAATGCGAACAGAATCAGCGTAGATACTGCGATGTGTTGGGTAGGTTGGACGCTCGACAGAGCAGGTAGGCGGCTCTGGAGTAGCTGGGTTCAATCCCAGTGAACTGATTTGAAAGCGCTAGCGGCACGTTGGCTGGCTAGGTCTGCCCAGTCTCTCGTGTAGAGACGTAGGGCCGTACAGGTTCGACAGGCTGTGCATGTACAAGCACCAGCCCTGCGTCTAACCCGTCTATGCAGGCTAGGAGTCATAAGATACGTCGCCGCGTTTGCGGCTATCCTCACTGCTATCTTGTGTAGGTAAACAAGCGGTCGTGACCGTACCATGAGATAATAACCTCGACTGGCTGTTTGGAAAGATGCTGGACAAAATAGAGGTACAACCTGCCGATCTCTCGGCATTCCTAGACAGCCTCTTGCAAGGCTGTAGGGGGCTCGTTCCCCGCTAGGTGACTGGCTGACTGTGGCTACGCCATTATTGGCATCTTGCGCCGTAGTTCGTCCAGCTGTTCGTGGACAGCCTGTAAGGAGCTTGTGAGCCTGTTAGAGGCGATCATCAGGTCTTGCGTTCGCTCCTGGTCTGTAGCGAACCTCTTGCCGTCTGTGACAAGGTTCTCCAGGGCTGGAAGGAGTGGTGTAAACCGGGTCAGCAGCACGTCAGCGTTGATTGGAGAGAGTAGCAAGCAGTCCGCGAAAATGGCCGGGGATGTTCCTTCCCCGCTCCCTGTAGCCTTTGTGCTGGCGTCCAGTCCGAACAGGTCTAGATACTTGTTATCGAACAGGCACAGATTGCCCCCGTTCGTAGTGTAGACTCGTGCCAGAGCGTCAGTATTGCCTGACAAGTGGCACACTACGCGCACCTCGGTATCGACTAGTGGGTGAACATCCCCATACTCAGCCTTATCGAACAGAGATTGAACCTGTTCGTCTGTGTATGTGGACACATTGGTTAGGCTAGGAAAGGCCGCTTTAATCGTGGCCTCGCTCTCAAATACCGGGTTATTGGCTACGAGCCCCTTGCGGATAGCCCAACGTCCATCAGAGACAAAGCCTGGTGACATGCAACAGCGTCCAGTCAGACTGAAATGCGGACGCTTGAGTGTGATAGGAAATTTCATTTTGACAGGCTCCTTGGGTGTTGGTGGGTGGTACTGCGCGCCTAGTTTCAGGCAGACCTAGCGCCTGTCTTGCAACAGGCTGGGGGCTGGCTCCCCTCTAGGTGTCCAGCGTTAACTGGCTTTGGCAACTGTCCTTATCCATCCCTGAGCCTCTGCAAGCCTCTGGGCCTCTTCATAGCTGATGACATGGCAGCCTAT